CATCAAACGATTGGATACAACAGTTATATGTTCAGGAGACAACAAAAAAATCTCCTGAACCTGACTTTTATAAAGATGAAAATGGTAAGTTTGTTATGACCGAATCTTATCATATAAAAAGAGGAAGTTGTTGTGGATCCGGTTGTAAACATTGTCCTTACGAACCCCAATTTAAAAAAGGGAATAAAGAATTAAAGAAATCACTACTTCGGTAGTGATTTTTTATTTATATAAAAATCCTAAATAATATATTTATCAAATATGGCAAATGGAATAACTTATGGTATAAACTTCCCATTTTACGATTCGCAAGATGGTAGATACTTATTGACAACCCAAAGTTCAAACTCTGAAATAAGAAGTAATTTGATTCATTTATTATTGACAAAAAAAGGTACCAGATATTTTTTACCAGATTTTGGTACCAGATTATACGAATATATTTTTGAACCATTGGACGGACCAACTTTTTCTGATATAGAAAGTGAAATTAGGGATTCTGTTGGAAGATACTTGCCGGGCATATTAATTTCAAACATAGAAATAAAACCAGCAACTGACAGTTATGAAGATCCTGGAGCGACTTATATAAGTGAAAATAGTACAAGAGAATATAGAGTGCCTGGTTTAACTGTTAAGGAGTATACTGCAAGAGTAAGAATTGATTATAAAATCACAAATAGTGCGTTAGAATCAAGCGATTTTGTTATAATAAATATTTAATGTAAAATGGCAGATAAAAAAATATCATATACGACAAGAGATTTTCAAGGTATAAGAACTGAACTTATAAATTTTACAAGGCAGTATTATCCAGATCTAGTTCAAAATTTTAATGATGCTGGGATTTTTTCCGTGTTGATGGATTTAAACGCGGCGGTAACTGACAACTTACATTTTCATATTGATAGAAGTTTACAAGAAACCGTTTTACAATTTGCACAACAAAGATCATCAATATACAACATTGCAAGAACTTATGGTCTTAAAATACCAGGACAAAGACCATCAGTTGCTCTAGTTGACTTTTCAATTACCGTGCCCGCATTTGGTGACAAAGAAGATTTGAGATATTGTGGAATATTAAGAAGAGGAGCTCAAGTTAATGGTGGCGGACAACCATTTGAGTCCGTATATGATATTGATTTTTCATCTGCGGTAAATTCAGAAGGGTTTCCTAATAGATTAAAAACACCAAATTTTGACGCTTCAGGTAAGCTAATCAATTATACAATCACTAAAAGAGAAGTCGTAGTAAACGGAACAACAAAAGTGTTTAAAAGAGTAATAACACCAAATGATGTTAGACCATTTTTCGAATTGTTTTTACCGGAAAAAAATGTCCTTGGAGTAACAAGTGTTTTGATTAAAGAAGGAACACAATACACTACGGTTCCACAACCACAAGAATTTTTAGGTTTAGAAAATAAGTGGTACGAAGTAAAGGCCCTTATGGAAGATCGTGTATTTGTGGAAGATCCAACTAAAGTTTCTGATAACCCAGGAATTAAAGTCGGAAAGTATATCATAACAAATAACAAGTTTATTACTGAATTTACACCGGAAGGTTTTTTTAAAATGACATTTGGAGGAGGAAACATATCTGCGGAAGAACAATTAAGAGAGTTTACAAGAAATGGTTTTGGTTTTAATTTATCAAAGTATTCAAACAATTTAAGTCTTGGAAGTGCTCTTAAACCAAATTCTACCATGTTTATACAATATAGAGTTGGTGGAGGACAATCAACAAATTTAGGTATTGGTGTTATAAATCAAATTGGTGTTGTATCTTTTGCGGTTACTGGACCATCTGAAAGTGTTAATAGAACCGTAATAAATTCTTTAAGATGTAATAATTTAACGGCAGCAATCGGAGGTGCAAATCCACCAACGACAGAGGAAGTTAGACAAATGGTGGCATTCAATTTTGCGGCACAAAATAGAGCGGTAACAGTTAATGATTACGAATCAATTATTAGAACGATGCCATCACAATTTGGCGCCCCAGGTAAGGTTAGTATTACAGAAGAAAACAATAAAATTAAAATCAAACTATTGTCGTATGATAATGACGGTAAGTTAACCGAAATTTCATCTAACACACTTAAAACAAATATTGCAAATTATTTGTCAAATTATAGGATGATCAATGATTATATTTCTGTTGAAAGTGCAAATGTTATTGATTTGGCGGTTACAGTAGATGTTGTTTTGGATGCAACACAAAATCAAGGAGCATTAGTTACACAAATAATCGATATTGTGTCAAATTATTTTTCACCAGCAAACCGACAAATGGGCGAAAATGTTTTTGTATCAGAAATCAGAAGACAAATCCAACAACTAAATGGAGTTATAAGTATTTCAGACATGTTGTTTTTCAATTTAGTTGGAGGACAATATTCTTCATCTCAAACATCACAAAAATATGTTGACCCACAAACAAGACAAATTGAATTAATTGCCGACACAATATTTGCTGAACCGACACAAACCTACCAAATCAGATTCCCAGGAAAAGACATAAACGTGAGAGTTTTGAATTATAAAACAATCAACTTTTCTTGATAATTTATTTTTTAAAGATTCTTATTATTTTTTGAAAATAGGAAATAAACTATTTATCAAAAAAATCTTTTAATGCCAAAATCATATAGAATAAGAACACAAGTAGGTGTTGATAAAGCGATCAAAGTAGATTTAGAACAGGACTTTGAAAGTATCAATATACTATCTTTAAAAATATTACAAGAAGATATATACACAAGACAATGTTCTGATTATGGGGTTGTCGTCGGTAGAGTTTTTGTAAATGGAGGTTTTGGTCTACCTAATTCAAAAATATCCATTTTTGTACCATTATCAGTTGAAGACTCAACTAATCCACTTATAACTGAATTATATCCCTATACCACAATGTCTGACACGACAGAGGAAGGGTATAGGTATAACCTACTTTCCAAAGACCCATCGTATGATGGGCATGTTTCTACAGGAGTATTCCCAACTAAAAAAGAAGTATTATTAGACCAAACCTATATTGAAGTTTACGACAAATACTATAAGTTCACAACTAAAACTAATGAAAGTGGGGATTTTATGATATTTGGTGTTCCGATTGGAACACAATCTATATTCATGGATGTTGATTTGTCGGATATAGGTTGTTTTTCATTTGTACCACAAGATCTAATTGAAGCCGGAATGGCAACTGAATCCCAAGTTGATGGTAATAAGTTTAAAAGTTCTACTAATTTAAATGAACTACCACAGATAAAAAGTTTAACTAAAATTGTAGAAATAACACCATTGTGGGGTGAAGAGGATTTATGTCAGTTAGGAATAACTAGAGTTGATTTTGACTTAACAAAAGAGGCGAATATTAAAATAGAACCTAAATCAATCTTGATGGGATCTATAATTTCTAATACCGATGATGATGCGGTTAGAGCAAGATCTTGTAAACCAAAAAATAACACTGGAAATCTTTGTGAATTAAGAGCGGGACAAGGTCAGGTATTAGCGATTAGGCAAACAATAAATTTAGATAATCAAGGACTTCCAGTTCTTGAAGAATATAAATTCCCACAAGACGGAAAACTTATTGATGGAGATGGATCTTATGTGATAAATATACCGATGAATATGGATTATATTTATACAAACGAATTTGGAGAACCAGTAATTTCGTTAGACCCAAAAGTTGGTATACCAACAAAAGGTAAGTATCGTTTGAAATTTAAATGGCAAAATGAAGGTGGAAATGAAAATGATGTTTTAAGAGCAAATTTTTTAGTACCAAATATAAAAGAACACGGTTGGACAAATTCAAATTCAGATCCATTAATAAACGCACCTTTAACACCACCAGTTTTAAATTTAAACTTTTTACCCGGTGTATTTGTAAATACATACGTTGTTAACCCACCATTTGGAACGGGGGGGTTGAATTTGTCGGACACAAATAATATTAGTTCAGTTTCTATTACAATAAATTCACAACCTTACTATGGTGATATAAGTTTGATACCAATAAACTCTGGAGATATAATACAAGTAACAATTACAGTTACCGACCCAAACCAACCTTCACTAATTAAGTATAATTATTATAATCAAGACTATTTTAATCTTCTTCGTTCATACACCTTTAGTTTGGACTGGGATGACTATGTAGACCCTCAAACGGCGATAGATTGCGAGGACACATTTTATGAATATCATTATAACAAAGTCTATACAACTGCAATGTTTTTAGATAGGTATAAGAATGGTAAAGGAAGAGCAAAACACCTGGGCATAAAAGAAATTGATCAAAGATCGTGTAAATCCACAGTGAACACATTTCCAGTAAATGATATTATTAGAAATTTCAATTTACAATTTTTCACATTTAATCTGTTAATAAACATATTATCAATACCAATTTTAGTAATATTATTTGTCGCCCATTTAATTGCACTAATGTGGCCTATATTAAAATTTGTTCTAATTTTTCTCGGAATTGTTTTAATTCAATTGGCTTTAAAATTTTGTTATGAAGCTGTAACAACTGCAATTCAAAATATAAATGAGGTTGCTGGAATAATAAGTGTTGGTGCAGGATTTGTTGTAAATCTTACCAACATTTTAGAAATTATAAGATTAATATTCGTTTTAATTTTTGTCGGGATTAAATGTGCGTTTTTTGTGGCAATGTCATTATTATTTACTGCAGCGGCAATATTTGCGGCAATTAAAGTTACCGGCTTTCCTAGAATTGGATTACCGATGATAACATATCCGGATTGTGCTTCTTGTGATTGTGATTGTGGAAACGCAGACTTGGCGGATGATTTTGATGAAAACTCAATAACTCAACAAATATCCGATTTACAGAATACCACAGGTTCTAATATTCCTGGGATGCCACTATCCGCTAGTACATCAACTTCATTTTTGGCTCCGATTAATGATGTGAATTCATATGCCAAAGAACACCCAAATACTTCCCAAATATCAACTAATGATGACCCAACCGATAATACCAAAGGTAAGTTTTATTGTAATGTACCTGGACCAGCACTCATAGACCAATATAAATCATTTACATATAGTTTAGGACAACAACATATTGGATCAAATGTTTTAGTTGGAGCCACTTTAGGATATAATAGAATTTTTTCCGGAAGTGAATCTTTAGACCCAGGAAATGATTTAACAGGCATACCCCCTAAAGTATCTTTACACGCCCCACTACCCTTTTTATTTTCGGCCGACCGATTCTTTTCGAATAATCACCGATGGTTAGCTTTTCCCCAAACTGAAGCATATTCACAAAAACTAAATGAGTTCAACTACAGAGAAAAGTATTTTTTAAATGAAAACAGAATCAAGGCCACCTTCAATTACCCACAAAACGCCGCAAACCATTTAGATCAACCACTCGTGGTTTTGGCAAGGAAAAACACACTTCAAAGTATAGGAGTAGGTAAATTGTTTTCATTTCAAGACCCAAAACTTTCTAACTGTAATGAAAATCTAACTGGAGCCACATTCTACAATTCGATCACCGCTAACACTAAAAATCAGTTTGGTAACAATTCACTTACCGGAACATCACTAGCGGTGACAAATATTTCTGTAAGTTATGCAGATCCATCAAACAACTTTAGTAGTATACCGGTTTCTTATTTAATCACAAACACAGGACAAACGGAAACCTATTTGAAACATGCTACAGACATTGAATACTTTCAAATTATAACCGGATATACTTATAATGAATTTGTAAGTCACCCATCATATAACAACTCAACATTCAACAGATTTCCAAGAAAATATTTAAATCATGGATCGGTTTATTTTTATGAATGGGAATGTGACCCACCCTATATTACCGGATTACCACCAACACCAATATTCAAAGCATTACCAAATACAATTCGAAATATCGATGAATATGAAGATTATGAAATTTTAATTATTACAAGAGGAGTTGATCCTCATTCTGGTAAACATAAAAACAGATACGATTTGTCTTTGATTTTTGGACAACCATCGATAAATAATAGTGTAATTGTCGAGGGAGAATATTATTTGAACATACCAATTAAAGGAGTCGGGAATAAACCAACTAGCCATTTAATTTCTTCAAATACTACCGCACCAAATTTATACTTCAACGCATACAACTTTAAATTAAGTCCAAGCTATATTGATGTTAATGGTGTAACAAGAAATAAATATACTGCGTTTACATCTAATTTACCTTATTATTATTTGTGTCCAGATGAACCCATCGCATTTAACTACAAACCAAGTTCGGCGTTTTTATCCATATCACAACTAAATACAACGGGTCAATTTATTATGAATTCTGGTAATATTAATCGTTTTTTATTTTTACCACTTATTACACCTTTTAATCCAATTTTTGGAAATTCTACAACAAATTACTACTTTGCTGGAGGTTCTTTCACAGCCACCTTTAATGGGGCTGCGGCAAGCTATTATTCTTCGCCTTTTCAAACTCCTAATTACAAAACCAGATACTGGCCAGTACCAACAATAAGAAAATTTGCAATTTATTCGCCAGCATACTACAAATTTAATCCAACACCAATTAATTATCCAGACCCGACAAACTTGATTAGTCAAAGATTAGTTATGAGGAGTGATAGAATACCAACATCGTCTAGAACTGAAGAGTGTTTTAATCAAACTAGTTTTGGATTACATCAGAACAATAATTTTACTTATTATAGTGCGGAAATTGTTGCAAACCCAACCATAACATTTGCACCAGATTTGAACTTAGGTCAAGAATCTGAAGACTCTTCACAATTAATTCGAAATCTTACTGAAACATTATCTTGTGAAGGTATGGTATCCTTACAATGTTATACCGGTAGTGGAACAAATATAGGTGTAAATCCTAATTGTGATGTTGAATCGAATAGGATTGTGAATGGTTGTTATTGTCTTTTGAATTATTATGAATTAGACAACCCAATTTTTAAAAAATTATATTTAATCCCAGAATATTTTAGAGACGCAAAATTATTTGTCGAATGGAAGACTAGATTAACTTTAATGTATGCAATGTGTCAAGGAGTGTTTGCTCAAACATTCCAAAACAACTGGATCAATGGTGTTTTATACATGTTTGCGTTTGAAAAAAATAGTATATACTCTTTAACTAAACCAAATGATCCACAATATGAATATTGTCAAGACATTGTGGTCTACAATGATATTACTAATAGTTTCTATTATAGAAGTTCGCCATGGAATGGTACTGATTTCATAGGAAAAGATTCACCACCCGACCCAAAAAATAATAGAGCATACAACAACAAACAAATACAATTCCCAACAACTGTTATGGATATGGGACCAAGAGATGAGTTTATATCGTCTATTTGTAGTGGTCAAGATTTTGGATCTTATATTGTTGATCAAGTTAAATCAACATCATACCAAGATAATTCAGATTTAATACAAGTTGGTTTTTTATCTAGAATTCTAAACTCTACTTTCATACAACAAATGTTACCAATAGGAACTCCTAGTGGAGGAAATAGTGAAGGTAAAGGACTTGTACAATTTTTTAATAGTAATAGAAAGGGGGATAGAATTGATGGTGATTTTGCTCAAGCCCTCTCGATTAATTCAGAATGGAAAGTTACACCATATATAGAAATAAATTATCCCACAAACTTTTTATTTTTTGGAACTGATAATACCCCAGATCAAAGACCGGTATTTGGAATTTTCTTTTCATCATCAACACAAAACCAAGATTATAGAAGAAAACTAACTCCAGGTATTGAAACATTTACAAACTCAAATAATTGTAGTGTGGTTAGATTTTTTGGTTATAGTACTGATCAAATAGTACCACACTATAAATGGCAAATTGATGGTCCATCTTTAAACATATTTGGATCTGAAGATAATAATTGGGTCACAACGGCCGATCAAAATTCTACGGCAACCGGATTTTATTCACAATATTATCAAAATTTAGATTTTGATAACCCAAATGAATATTATCAAACGTCAACAACAAACTTTGGATTCATTTCTAATTTTACAAACAATAACCAACCTTTAACACTTACAAATAATGTGGTTAATGGAGTACCACAAGGAAAACCTGTTGTGGTTGGAGCACCATTCCATTTTTATTTTGGTTTGAATAATGGAAATACAGCAGTTGATAAATTCATAAAATTATATGTAAATATAGAGTAAAAATGAGTGTCGACCAAACTAGTAATATAATATTAGGATCCAAAAGATTTCAAGGAAGCGTTAATGTTGATGGCTCTGATAAGATTGTATTGGAACAAACCGTAAAAGAGCAAGTAGAATATGAAAGAACTTTAGATGTTAATCTACAAGAAGTATTTAACTTTGAAAGACAAAAATCAACAATTTTTAGACCAACTTCAAAATATGTAATGATTTTCAAAAACGCATATTCTGGGGTAACATCCTATTTCCCCTATTACAATTATTTATATTATTCAAATTTAATAGAAAATACGCAACAAGTTGCTTGTTTTCCGAATGCTCCTATTTTTTGGTCCGGATTTCCACAATATGATGAATTCGATTTTGTAAGAAAAGATAACAATAAACTTGGTTATACAATTGGTGTCAATAACCACCAACCTTTTATAAATAAAAGTGCGTCGACATACAACTGGAATCATTACATGTCTTACGCATTTTCTAATGACGAAACAAAAATTTTATACCTCAACGACCCAACAAAAATTATTACTTGGTTCTGGATTGCTGGTGATGGTATACCTTTTTATATTAAAGAAATAAACGATGAATTTATTGTTTTTGAGTGTCCTATAAAACATGGATTAAACGTTGGTGAATTTGCCGAATTA